ATGAGCTGTCGGGTACAGACCCCGTTAAGATCGCCATCATGGGCGCAGAACTGCTCCTGTCGCCGACAAATGCTTAACGCTAGCACAAACATTCCATCAAGCCGGGTTCCGTTCATTGATGAACGCACCGGGTTGATGTCGCGTGAGTGGTATCGGTATTTGCTGGCGCTGCTGGAGTCGGACATTGACTACACGCCACCAAACGAACCAGCGCCAGTGCCGTTGACTGGTTCGCCTTTGGTGTACGGCAACACGACAGAGCGCCCCATCGACATAATGATCAGCGGCGGCGGTGTGCGTAAGGTAGAGTTCCAGCGCGGCACTGGTCCAAAATTCAACACAGGTTCATACTACGGTATGTTTGGTTTGTCCCCCGGTGACGCGCTAACCATCACGTATTCGGGCACGCCCACCATCACGGCGATTTCGAGGTAACCATGCAAATCACATACGGCAAAGGGTTTGAGCCTAGTAACCTCATTCAAAGCATAGACGCTTTGCAAGTCGAAATGGTTAAGCATCCTCAGTACGAGCCACCTACGGAACATGTGTTTCATGGCGGCATGTACTGCCGTCAAGTGTGGCGTCCAGCGGGTTGTTTGATTGTGGGCAAAGTCCATAAAAAAGAACACTTCTACATGATTGTGTCGGGAACCGTTACGGTAACGACTGACGACGGAGTGCAAACCATTACCGGGCCAATGCTGCTGTGCAGCAAACCGGGCGCTAAACGTGCGGTATACGCCGAAACAGACGCGCTTTGCATGACGTTTCACAGAGTTGAATCAAACACGGTTGAAGCGGTAGAATCCGAGCTAGTTGAAGACGACCCCACTTCGCTGTTTACTATCGGCAACAAGGTCAAAAATTTACAGATTGAGGTGACACCATGAGTTTTGTAGCCGCAGCAATGTTGGGCAGCGCCGCGCTAGGCGCAATATCATCCAACCGCGCAGCCAAAGCACAAGAGCGTGCCGCAGGCCAAGCCGCAGACCTTGCACGGTCAGAGTACCAACAAACCCGCGAGGACCAAGCACCTTTCCGTGCTGGTGGGCTTACGGCTCAAAACCGCCTTATGACGCTGTTGGGCATTGGAGGGGGATCGTCAGATAACGGTCTTTCAATTGACCCAAACAGTCCTGACTACGGCAGATACGGACGCGATTTTGGCATGTCCGATTTTCAAACTGACCCTGGTTACGCATTTCGACTATCACAAGGCGCAAAAGCTCTTGAGCGCAGCGCGGCGGCCCGTGGTGGTTTGATCAGTGGCAACACCGGCGGCGCGTTGCAGCAGTTTGGTCAAGGCATCGGTTCAGAGGAATACCAAAGAGCATTTGACCGCTATCAGGTAAACCGCAGCAACCAATTAAACCCATTGCAAAGTTTAATGGGTGCTGGTCAGTCTGCTACCAACTTTGTGGGCAGCGCTGGGCAAAACTATGCAAGCAACGCAGGCAATGCCTACGGCGCTGGTGCCCAAGCCCGTGCATCGGGTTACATGGGCATGGCTAACGCTTTTGGTGGCGGCGTTGGTCAGTACATGGGCTACCAGCAAAACCAAGCCACCAACTCGCTGTTGCAGCAGGCGCTGGGGCGCGGCGGCTCGTATATGAGCCAACCATACTCTACGTACAACCGCGATATTGGCTTAAGTTAAGGACTGATCATGGCACTCGTTAACCCCAACATCGCAATGAGCTACCGCCAGCCTGACATTCAGGCTCCGAACGCTTTGGCGCAGTTTGCCCAGATTCAGCAGATTCAAGGTGGCCGTCAAGCGCAAGAGTTGGCGCAGTACCAACTTGGCGCAGCGCAACGCGGTGAGGCTCGTGACATTGCCCGAATAAACGCGCTTGCTGGCGCGGGGTCTGATGAAACCGCCGTTGCAAACGCGTTGTTGAGATCAGGTGACATCGCCGGGTATTCAGCGTTTGTTAAAGCAGCCGAAGATCGCAGAACACAAAAACTCACCCAGCAAAAAACTGAAGGTGAGATTGCGGGCCAACCAACAACGTTAGCACAAGCGCAGTCAACTTTGTTAGACAACAAGCTCAAACAAGCGCGCGGTTTTTTAGACACGATTGACCCGGCTGCGCCCGACGCGCCGCAACGCTACTTGGCTTGGCATGAAGCCAACCATCGTGATCCGATTATTGGTGCGGCGTTAACCGCGCGCGGCATTTCCGCAGACCAAGCTCGTCAAAGTATCATGGCTGCAATTGAAAAAGGTCCAGCAGCCTTCGCGCAAATGCTGAATCAATCCAAACTGGGCACTGAAAAGTTCATGGAGATGAACAAGCCGACCACGCAAGTTATTGACCAAAGCGGCCAGCGCCAAATTCTTCAACAGCCTGGTTTGGGCGGCCCGTTTACCAACATGGGCACGTTTGCTGACGTACCGTTGCCTGCTGCGGTGGAAGCGCAAAAAGGGCGGATTGCTAATGCTGGCGCGGCGCGTCAAATTACAAACGTAAACACGCAAATCCCCGCTAGTGAAGAAGCGCAAAAAGAATATATGAAAGAGGCGCGGGTAACGTTTAACACGCTTAAGTCTGTACCTTCTGTGCTTAACAATATGGAAGAAGCTAAAAAACTTATTCCATCTGCTAAAAGTTTTATGGGGCCAGGCGGCGAACCTTTGCTTAATGTGGCTAGTTTTCTTAATAATCGTTTGGGCACATCGATTGCCACTGAAAACGTTACTGATGCAACTGTGTTGCGCTCACGTCTGTTTACAGGTGTTATTGAGAACTTGCGTAAATTGGACGCGCAACCTACGCAAGCGCAGCAGCAAGTTTTGCAAGATGCAATTGGTAATTTAGGCACTGACCCCACCGCATTGCCAAGAGTGTTAGATGCGTTTCAGATTGCGCTTGCTGGTCATGGCGATGCGCTGCACCTGTGGGCTTGGCTCCAAGCCAAACTCAGGTGCGATCTCCATCGCTAGGTTGTACGTGAACGCCCGCAGGTAGCCTGGCGGGAACAACAGCACCGTTGCCAGCCCAGCCGGGTTGTCCAGTTTTTGCACGGACACAAAATGCCATTCCAAGTCCCGTGTGGGGCGTGGGTAGACATACATATCAATGTTTGGAAACGTGTTGTTGACGAAGATGACTTGCGGGTACGTCGAGGTCACGGTCTTGACCGCGATGCCGTTGTACTGCTGCTGATTAATCAGCTTGATGCCATACGACACTCCCGTGCCGGGGTCTTTAAAATAGGTGGCGTCGTCCACCAAAACAGGCCGTATAGCAGTGCCGTTTAGGCGTACCAAAGAGCCGGTGGGGCCAAGGGTTTCTTCAATGGAGCCTACCGGCCAATTGACAATCTGATCAATGGTACAGAAGACAGACAGACGCTCGGTGTTCCAAGAGTCGATCATCTGGTTGAGCGCCATTAGCGCATCTTGAGACACCGATGCAGAAGGGGTTTCACCTTCGGCCAGCACACCCAGCAGCCGCAGCGCCCGGTTGATCTGATCGGCAGCAGTGTAGGTGGCCATGTTTACGCTCCTTGTTCGACCGCCTCAACAGTTGGACGGCCACGTCTACGTTTTACTTCCTGTGGAGCCGCCTCTTCAACAACAGGCGTGTCAAGAGTATAGCGTGTCCAGCCATTTCTTTCATCGTTCTCGGCTTCAAGTTCCATCGACGCAATCTTTGCGCCGTGGACGGGGTGAGACATGTAAATGATGGGCATAAAAAGAAGGGGGTGATTAGCCCCCTGGTTGGTTCAGGCAGTTATGCCAATGTTTTTCAACGCCACACGAAGCGCGTTAATTGCAGTCGCCAGTTCAGTACCGGTGGCGGTATTGGTGACGGCTGTGATGGCAGCAGCTTGGGCAACAGGCGTAGTGCCATAAAAGCCAGCAGTGCCGCCGGCAGTGCCAATGATTGCACCGTCAAGTTGCGGGTCTTCGTACGCAACACCAACAGGTTTAGTGTTTGTAGGCATGATTGTTCCTTAAAAACAGGGGCCGAAGCCCCCATTAGGTTTACTTCAAAAACGCCGAATAGGCTGCGTCACCAGTACGCACGAAACGGTACGTGTGCGCACCAAAACGTGGGACAGTCACAGAGCCAAAGATCGTGATACCAGTGCCTGTGGTAACAGGAACGGTAGACGATGAGCCGGTGTTGTTGTTGTTGCAAATGGTCAATTCAAAAGCTGAACCAACTTTTGCGCTAGGAATAGCTGCATCAAGCAACGCTGCGGTGGGCAACGTAACTGTCAATGTAGCGTCCGAGGCTTTTGCACAAACAACCAAACCAACTGCAACTTGAGCGGCGGTCAAAGTGGTGTCGCCGGTCAAAGTTGCGGGGATGGTTTGTACGGTGAGTTGAGCTTCAGTCAGATTGCCGTCACCAACTTGGTAACCGCCTGCGCCATTAGGTAATGCCATGATAAATTTCCTTTAAAAAAGTTACGAAATGAAGCCCCCGAAGGGGCATTCAAGATCAACCCCAAATGCGGCAGGCCATCTGAGGACGAATGGTGGAGAAGCCATACAACACGTCGATACGG